GCAAAGAACTCCATCCGAGATTACAGTAACGTAAACTCCTCAAACACCGATATCCAGTCCATCGACATCTCCGAGGGCTGCTCCCCGGCTGGCATTAACAACGCCATCCGCGAGATTATGGCTGACACCGCTGATTTCGTTAGCGGCACCGTAGGCATCAACGTATTGAGCCTGACTGATGACGCAAACACATATGCGATGAAGTTTCAAGCTCCGGCGACCCTTACCGCTACGGCTACCTTTACGCTGCCAGACGGTGACGGCACCAGCGGTCAGACGCTAATCACCAACGGCTCTGGCACGTTAAGCTGGGGCGCAGGTGGTGGCGGTTCATTCTTAGGCGACAGTGGCGGCGGTTTGGCGGATATCGTGCGGGTGCATGAGGCGCAGCTAGATACGAACATCACCGTGGCGACAGGCACAAATGGACTATGTGCTGGCCCTCTAACCCTAGCGACAGGAGTTACCGTGACAGTAAACGGTAATCTGGTGATAGCATGAGTGAACTAAGAGCAGACACAATTACAGCCAGCGATGGCACAAGTCCTGTCACGCTGACTAAGCAAGAAGCAACAAAGTTTTGGGTAACTTACAATGCTGTTAATGAAACAACAGAGGGGTCACTAAATCAAAGCGGTTTGGTGGATGAAACAACCGGAAGATATCACTCCACGTTTACCAGTGTATTCGGTTCTGCAACCGACAAATGCGCTACGGTAAACGGCTATAATTCGATAAATAATACTTCAGCACAACTTTCGTCAGTTAGAGGTGGTATCATTGCTAATGTAGGCACGTCAACAGATAGCGGAACATTTAGGGCATTAAGCGCATCAGAAATTCAATACAATGTGAATTACGGTTCATCCACTTCAAATGGTGGTGCTGCTGATTATTGGGCGGTTTATGTGATGGTGACAGGAGACCTAGCATGAGTGAGATAAAAGTAGACACCCTCACAGGCAAGACCACCGCTGGTGATATCACAGTGACAAGTGAAGGCGGTGCGGCGACTATGCAGTTGCAGCAGGGGTTGGCGAAGGCTTGGGTACAATTTAACGCTAGCACTGTAGCGCAGGGTTCATTAAATATTTCTAGTTTAACAGATTCAGCGACAGGGAAATTCATCGCAAACATAAACAATGACTTTTCTAATGATGATTTTGCCGCAACAGCAGTTGTGGGAAGTGCAACTAATGTGACTAATTATTCGTGGTGGGTTGGAGATACTATATCTACAGGAACTTTATCTTTATACTCATTTCAAAACAATGCTTACAGAGATAACCCATACAATATGATGGTATTTCACGGAGACCTAAGCTGATGGCTGGAAAAATTATAGCAGACCAGATTGAACACAGCACCGCAGGGTCTCTGGATACATCTTATGTGGTGAATGGTACTATAAAATATTGGATTAACTTCACAAGTATTTCTAGCACATCAGCTAGAGATTCATTTAATCACGCAAGTTTAACGGACAATGGAACAGGTGACACTACGCTAAATTTTACCAGTTCTTTAAGTAACAACGATTATTGTTTTTCTGGTAATGCCCAAAGAAATGACCCAACTGAGGATGCAGAAATGACCTTGTATCAAGACCAAGACAGTTCTTTGAATACTAATAGTATGCGTGTGATTACTAAAAAAAGTTCTGTCACAGACCAAATAGACGTTCTTGGTGGGTTTGCTAGTGCAACAGGAGACCTCGCATAATGACCCAGACACCAGAGTTCAAAGGCACTCACCTATTTGACCGCCTGTGCTGGGCAAAGGAAAACCTAGAGGGTGTGCAGTCAGACTATCGGGTTGTCTATGAGGACAGCGTTGATGAGTGCGCTAAGATACTTGTGCCTGACCCCAACTGGATGGCGTGTGCGCTACAGGGCGGTATCTTACCGCCTGTCTGGGTATATCACGAACTGGCAAAGGACGAAGCGCAGCCTGACTTTAAGAAGCACACCAGAGGTTACTTGCTACACCAGACTGAACCAATGCCAGCTATGACTGAAGAAGAAGCTATCGAATACCTAATTCAGAAGGACCTCCCACAGCACGTCTGGCAGAATTGGGATACCGGCAACAAGCCGAAGATGGTAATATGCCGCAAGGAACAATTACCGCAGACTAGAGAATGGCGCAATTCTTGGCGCATATCTGATAAACTAGCCGCTTAGGAGATTATAATGGCTGTTACAACTTACATCGTAGATAAGGACGGTAATCAGATTGACGCTTCAACTGCAACCGTTCCGGCTAACCGTGACTTTCGCGGTGCTTGGGTATTGTCAGGCAGCGTGATTAGCGAGGACTTGACCAAGGCAAAGGAAATCTTTGCTGACAAAATCCGTGAAGCCCGCAAGCCTTTGCTTGAGGCATTGGACACAGACTATATGAAGGCACTGGAAACAAGCGCAGACACCACACAGATTGTGGCTGACAAGCAAGCGTTGCGTGACGCACCGACTGCCGGTAACAGCGCAACAACTATTGCTGAGTTAAAGGCTGCTTGGCCTACAGCTTGTGGTGACAGCCCTTACGCATAAGGAAATCCAATGGCATACATAGGAAAATCCCCTACAGGAACTGGCGTTAGGTCACGTTATTATTACACAGCTACTGGCGGTGAAACATCACTGTCCGGTGCTGATGATAATAGCAACACGCTGGTATTTAGTGATGGCAACTATGTAGACGTTATGCTTAATGGCGTTACGTTGGTTGCTGGTACTGACTACAACACTTCGACAGCCAATACCATCGGTGGTCTGGCGGCTTTGTCTGCAAGCGACATTGTAGAAATTGTGGTGTATGACATCTTTACTGTAGCGGATACTGTGTCTGCCAAGAATGGTGGTACGTTTAGCGGTAACGTGGCTATGAACGGAGACCTTACCGTAGACACTAATACGCTGTACGTTGACAGCGCAAACAATCGGGTTGGCATTGGGACGGCTTCGCCTGACCAAACGCTTGTGGTCAAGACCGCAGATGGTGGCGGCATAGCTATTGAAAACGCTGCCGGAAATCAATACCGCTGGGCGGTCAACGGAGATGATTCATTTGCAGTAGTTGACAGCGGAACCGCTGAACGTATGCGCATCGACAGCAGCGGTAAATTGCTTATCAACAGAACTACGGCATTATCAAATGGTTATTTAGCAATCAATGGCGGTGCTGCTGAAGCAATGTCAATTCAAGGTGGCAGTAATAACTATATTGTTTCTTGGCACAACACTAGCGGTACACTTATAGGTTCAATTACTGGTTCCACAGGTTCTTCAACATCTTACAACACAACATCCGATTACCGCCTAAAGACCGCAGTCAACTACGACTGGGATGCAACTACACGCCTAAAGCAGTTACGTCCAGCTAGGTTTGAGTGGATTGCTGATGGCGATGACGCTGTGCCTGTTGATGGCTTCCTAGCCCACGAGGTGCAGGACGTTGTGCCAGAGGCTATCAGCGGAACACACAATGAGGTAGATGATGAGGGCAATCCTGTCTATCAGGGCATTGACCAGAGTAAGCTAACCCCATTACTTACCAAGGCACTGATTGAGGCGGTTGAAAAGATTGAACAGCTAGAGACCCGCATTGCGGCACTGGAGAATGTGTAATGAGTAGGGCAAGAGAATTTGCAGATTTAGCTGGTAGCGCAGATGCTGGTGGCCTAACAGGTCGCAACCTCATCATCAATGGTGCAATGCAGGTGGCAGCTAGGGGAACGAGTACATCTGGTGCTACAGGGTCTGGTTATTTTTCAACCGACAGATGGCAAATTGCAAACTCTTCACTGGGAACTTGGACTGTTTCTAAATCAACAACAGCCCCAGATGGTTTTTCTAATTCTTTTAAAATGGATTGCACAACAGCAGACGCTTCACCTGCGGCTGGTGACTTTTTAATATTTAGACAGCACGTTGAGGCACAAAATCTTCAGCATTTAAAGTTTGGGACATCTTCGGCACAGTCTTTGACGCTTTCCTTCTGGGTTAGGTCAAACAAAACTGGGACATACATTGCTGAATTGTTACAGCCCGATGCCTCAAATCGGCACATTAACAAAGCGTATACAATTAGCAGTGCGGATACTTGGGAATATAAAACTATTACCTTTGCCGGAGACACATCAGGTGTAATTAATAATGACAATGGAACTGGTTTTCAAGTTAATTGGTGGCTTGGTGCTGGATCTGACTTTA